GCTGAGAGCTACGGCTTCGGTGAGGAAGAGGGCTACGAGTACAGCGACGAGGACGCCCCGGCGAAGTCGGAAGGCTTCGGCAACGAGACTTCTTCGGACGATGGTGAAGAAGACTTCTGATCAGCGTGGTCTGATCGAAGGCTACCGTAGTGGACTAGAGGATAAGGTTGCGGATCAACTCCGCAGCCTTTCCCTTCCTATCATCTACGAAGGGGCGACCATCAGGTACACCCCTCCTGCCAAGGAGAGGAAGTACAAGCCCGATTTCATCCTTCCCAACGGGATCATCATCGAGACCAAGGGTAGGTTTGTGACTGCTGATAGGCAGAAGCACAAGTACATTGCTGAGGAACATCCAGACCTCGAAATTCGCTTCGTCTTCTCTAACCCCAATCAGCGTATCAGCAAGACCTCTCGTACCACTTACGCCAAGTGGTGTGAGGACTACGGGTTCACCTATGCAGCCAAGCTCATCCCGCGTGAGTGGCTCAAGGAAGGACCATACCCTCTGCAAATCAAAGCAATCGAAACTGCAACTGGCACCCTATTTAGGGACCTTATGAAAGGACATGCCTAATGAGTAAGACACTCAACAAGACCTCGATGACTGAACTCATCTTCACCCACCTTCTGACGAAGGGTTCGATCACCAACGTCGAGGCCCAGGCGCTCTACCGCTGCCGCGCCCTGCCGCGCCGCATCGCTGATCTCAAGGAAGATGGTGTACCAATCATCTCGGTCCTCAAGAAGGACGCGACTGGTCAGCGTTACGCACGCTACGAACTGAACACGGAGGCGCTGTGATGAACATCTTCATCTTCATACTTGCTGTGATCACTAGCAGTGGCGAACTCTCTCTCATCACCACTCAGGTCGATCAGTGTCCTGAGAAGGAAGCCTTCGTCGCTGAGATGGAAGCACTCAAGGAGAAGGGTGAGATCATCGAGTGGGATGCGAACTGTGTGTCACTCCCCGCAGCGAAGGGCCAGAGCATCTGATGACGCGGTTAGTCATCCCGCTCGTTGTGGCTATGTGGCTCCTTGTTGCCGGGGGCCTGATGTTCATTGAAGCCTACATCAAGGGGCTTGGTTTCTGGAGCGCAATGTAATGCACCTCAACGACTACCAGACTGCCGCTCGTAAGACAGCAATGGGTAACTCGCTCGACCATTTCGTAATGGGCCTCGCTGAGGAAGCGGGTGAGGTTGCTGGTGTGATGAAGCGATTCCATCGGGGTGACGAGAATTACTGTCCCAAGTTTGGGTCCAAGGTTCTCTCTAACTTCGGGGAGGAGAAGCTCAAGGACGAGATCGGTGATGTCCTTTGGTACATCGCCATGATCGCTGATGAACTTGGGGTCACCTTGGAAGAGGTGGCTCAGCGCAACATCAACAAGCTGGCTGATCGCAAGGCCCGGAACGTAATCACCGGAACAGGAGACAATCGGTAATGAATACTAGTAATAATGAAACACGTGAACTCGCTGCTGAACTTGTCTCTCTAGCTTTGGATAAGGCAAGCGATGCTGCTATCGCACTCTCTGCTCTTGGCATGGCTTATGCTGCCTCTTCGCGTGGGGCAGGGGTACCCCTTGAAGTCTTTAGCGTACTCTCAGATCAGATCGCTGAGGTGATCTATAGCCAACCCGCTCCTCCCTCCCACTAATCAAGGAACACTGAACATGGATCACATGGACCCGACCATCGACGCCGCAGTTGATCGCGCACAGGACTACTCTGCCCTCCTCATTAATCTGTTCAAGGGTCTCGACGCCCCTCCCGAAGAGGCTCTTACATCACTGATCATAACCTCTGCACTGATCGCGCGTGGTCTTGATCTTCCACGTACCGCTATCAATGAAGTCATCACCTCTGTCTTTGACGATGTGTACTCTCTGAACGCGGAGGACTGATGACCAGCGAGAGTGACAGCGCCTTCATTCGTAAGGAACCCTGTCCCTCTTGTGGTTCACGTGACAACCTCGCCCGCTACTCGGATGGTCACGGCTGGTGCTTCGGCTGTGGCTACCGGGAGCGGGGAGAAGGTGAGATCGATCAACCCAAGGAGAGACGAGTGAAGAACCTTATACCTTCTGGCGAACACAAGCCTCTCACTAAGAGAAGGATCAGCCAAGAGACATGCGAGAAGTTCCACTACACGATTGGTGAACTGTCAGGTCAGTCTGTTCAGATCGCCCACTATCGTGACTCCGAAGGGAACATCGTGGCTCAGCATGTCCGAACCAAGGACAAGAGCTTCCCGTGGTTTGGTGATAAGTCTAACGCCCTGCTCTTCGGCCAACATCTCTTCCGCGATGGTGGTAAGAAGGTGATCGTGACTGAAGGCGAGATCGACTGCCTCACTGTTAGTCAGGCTTTCGGTAATCGTTACCCTGTGGTGTCCCTGATCAGTGGCGCACAGGGCGCTCGTAATGACATCAAGAAGGCTTACGAGTGGCTGACCTCCTACGAGGAGATCGTCCTGTGCTTCGACATGGATGAACCTGGGCGGAAGGCTGCGGCTGAATGCGCCGCCATCCTCCCTCCCGGTAAGGCGAAGATCGTTTCCCTCCCGCTCAAGGATGCCAACGAGATGTGGCTGGCCGACAGGGAGAAGGAACTGGTCTCTGCTGTTTTCGACGCCAAGACCTATCGCCCTGATGGTATCGTGAATGGTAAGGAGATCGAGGACATCGTCTTCGAAGATGATGAAGAGTTCTCCTTCCCGTATCCTTGGCAGAAGCTACAGGAGATGACGCTTGGGTTCCGCCCCGGCGAGGTGATCGTGTGGACCGCTGGTTCCGGTATCGGTAAGTCAGCCATGGTCCGTGAGATCGAGTGGCACATGATCCAGCATGGTGACACTGTCGGTATCATCAGGCTTGAAGAGAGCGTGAAGATGGCGGCACGTGATCTCATGGGGCTGGCGATCAGCAAGCGTCTTCGCAAGTACTGGAAGCAGACATCAGCAGAGGAGAAGAAGCTTGCTTATGATCTCACTCTCGGCACTGGTCGTGTGTTTCTATATGATCACTTCGGTAGTACGGACATCGACAACATCATCTCACGAATACGGTATCTGGCTGTATCTTGTGGCTGTAGTATGGTTGTGCTTGATCATATCAGTATTGTGATCTCAGGCGAAGAGGATGGTGACGAGCGGCGCATGCTCGACAACCTGATGACCAAACTCAAGACAGTAGCAATGGAGACCCGTATTGTCCTACACATTGTCTCTCATCTCAAGCGCCCTAGTGGCGACAAGGGACATGAAGAAGGAGCACAGACTTCTCTTGCTCAGCTTCGTGGCTCTCACGCTATCGCGCAACTTGCTGACCTTGTCGTTGGTGTCGAGCGCAACCAGCAGAACGAACAGTTCAAGAATGTGAACACCCTTCGCATCCTAAAGAACCGCTATACTGGTGAGACAGGCATCGCTGGTTGGCTTACCTATGACCCTGAGAGTGGCCGCTTGACTGAGGCGCTCGATGATCCTTTTGAACAACCCGTCCCACAAGAGGGATTTGCACAGGAAGGCTTCTGATGAAAGACAATACCGTCTACTCCCGACAGACCCTCAAGGCTGACGAGACGCTGATCATCGATGGCTCGGCTGGCACCACATTCAAGCGTGTGCTGCTGGTCGATGGTAATCCGGGGATACTGATCACCAACCCTAAGCTCAACAAGAAGATCGTGATCACTGGACCTGTACTGGCTGGCATCAACGGCTGGCTGGCTCAGATGTTCAAGACTGAACTCAAAGAAGTAACAACCCTCAACTAAGGAAACCAAAAGAATGCAGGGACCAACCCTCCCCATCTCCATTGAAATCGACACCATGAAGTATCGACAGGAAGGAGAGACGCACCGTGACAAGTGTACTCGCATTGCCGATGCACTGAAGGACAATGACGAACACTTCCATGCCTTCCGTGAAATCCTCCTTGACCAGCGGTTCCTTCCTGCTGGTCGTGTACAGGCTGCGATGGGTGCAGCACGACAAGTGACTCCCTATAATTGTTTCGTCAGTCCGACCATCCCCGACAGCATGGGTGGGATCATGGATGTGGCGAAGGTAGCGGCTGAGACGATGAGACTTGGAGGTGGTATCGGTTATGACTTCAGCACCATCAGACCCCGTGGAGACCTTATCGCAAAGACTGGCTCTCCTGCGTCAGGCCCCGTGTCGTTCATGCGGATATTCGACGCCGTCTGTGGAACTGTTGCATCAGCAGGACACAGGCGTGGCGCTCAGATGGGGGTGCTGCGGGTTGACCATCCAGACATCGAGGAGTTCATCCGGTCAAAGCAGAATACAAATCATCTCACCAACTTCAACGTAAGCATTGGGATCACTGATGACTTCATGGAAGCTGTTGAGAAGAACGAGGGCTTCGACCTGGTGTGGGGTGGAAAGAAGTACCGGACCATCAACGCCCGTAACCTGTGGAACGAGATCATGCGCTCCACGTGGGATTGGGCTGAGCCGGGAGTTCTGTTCATCGACCGCATCAACGAGATGAATAACCTCTGGTACTGCGAGACCATCGCTGCCACCAACCCCTGTGCTGAACAGCCACTCCCTCCGAATGGTGCATGTCTGCTCGGCTCCTTCAATCTGGTGAAGTACATCAGGCCTTACCACAATGGTGGTGTCTACTTCGACTTCGACCAGTTAGGCGCTGACATCCCTGTTGTGGTCCGTGCGATGGACAACATCGTGGACCGTGCGCTGTATCCTCTAACCGAACAGTATGAGGAAGCTAAGGCTAAGCGTAGGATGGGCCTTGGTTTCACTGGCGTTGCCAATGCGCTGGAAGCTCTCGGCTACCAGTACGGCTCCCCGGCGTTCATCAAGTACCTGTCTGAACTGACCCGCGTCTTCACCAACGAAGTCTACATGGCCTCGGCCAAGCTGGCTAAGGAGAAGGGTCCGTTCCCCATGTTCATTGCTGAACACTATCTCCGTTCCAAGTTCGTCCAGAAACTAGATGAGGATGTGCAAGATGCAATCGCAGCCTACGGTATCCGCAACAGTCACCTTACCTCCATTGCTCCAACTGGAACTATTTCCCTCGCTGCCGACAATGTCTCGTCGGGGATCGAACCAGTGTTCAGCTACGGGTTCGACCGTACTATCCAAACGTATGATGGACCGCGCGTGGAACGAGTTGATGACTACGGGGTCCGCGTATTTGGTGTCAAAGGACGGACGGCTGATCGGTGTTCTGTCACTGAACATGTTGATACGCTGATCGCAGTCAGTGAATGGATCGATAGCGCAGTCTCTAAGACTTGCAATGTCGGTGACAACGTAACCTTCGATGAGTTCAAGGATGTGTACGTTCGTGCGTGGAAGGGTGGAGCCAAGGGCTGCACTACGTTCCGTGCATCGGGTAAGCGCATGGGTATCTTCAACGCC